TGACCATTGGCAGCATTAGCGTCACACCTGACAAGGCTGGTGCTGTTGGTGCAGACCACGTTCCGCCAATGTTTGAAAGGTACTTGACGGGTCTTAGAATTAGTGGACCAGGCAACATTGCTATCAAACGGAGCTGATCATGTACGGAGACCTAAAAGGCGGCTTCGAGTTCATCTCAGATACCGCTGAGCACACCGGCCGGTTTTGCTTGATTTACTTCAAGGAAGACACCGTGATCAGTGCCATCACTGTGCAGAACGCAACCGGCAACAGCTTGGCTGGTGAAACTTTTGTGGCTGACACCAAGCTTTCGGGCATTGTCACCAGCATCACGCTGACCAGTGGCGCTTGCCTTGCTTATCGCGTCTGATGGCACTTGCTGACTCGCTGGGCAAAGTTGCAACCAACGTCCTTAAGGCGTTAGGTGGCGACGTGACGATCCGTTATGTCACCAGCGGGACGTACAACACAACGACAGGCCTAAGCGGCGAAACCGTCAGTGACACCAACGTCAAAGGTGTTGTTGAGGCAGTGCAAGTGGCTGAGGCTAATGGCTTAATCCAAGCGGAAGATAAGCGCCTGATTGTCTCAGCGGAAGAGCTTCCGACTTCCCCTGGGACTAAAGATCGGGTTGTGATTAGCTCTGTTGTTTATCAGATTATTTCGGTCACCACGGTTGAGCAGGACAATACCGCGATCACTTATGAACTGATCCTCAGAGGCTGATGGCTACACGACGCATTCAGATTCCGCAAATCGGCAGTTATTGCGAGGAGAAGGTGCAAGAGCTTGTCGCTGAAGCGGGCGTGAAACTGCGGGATCGGCTTGTGGAGTTAAGTCCAGTTGGCAAGAAAAACGGCGGCACCTTCAAAGGCAACTGGCAGCCGCCTGTTTATGTAGACAACGGGCTAACCGCTAGGGTCGTCAACAACACGCAGAACTACGCTGAGGTGATCACTTACGGCGTGAACAAGCCGCCTTCATGGAATAAGAAGTTCCGTTCACGGTATGGGTTACCGGAGGGCTGGCCTACTTTGCTGGCTGGCAAGGACGTGCAAAACGCTATCCCTAGCATGTGGAGCAGGATTGTTAGCAAGCCATGAGCAGCACATATAACGACATCAGGCAGGCGATTGAGGCACGCATTGCAACTGAAATGGCGGAATCACCGTCGTACCAAGTCAGTTATGAGAACGTGCCGTTCACGCCACCAAACAACTCCACTTGGATCAAGGTTCAAATTCGGTTTGGTGAAAACGCCTATGCGACGTTGCTAGGCCCCACGACTGGCAGCAACCGCCAGTCAGGCATTGTTGTCATTGGCATTTTTAGCCCGATTGGTGTCGGCACTGGCGACAACTTGACGTTGGCCGAACGGCTGAAAGACCTGTTTGACCGCAAGATTGTTAGCCAAATCATCTTTGATGCTGCAAACGGTCCGGCAATCGTTGAGGATGCTTCTCCTGAATCCTTTTTTCAAACAGAGCTAGCCATAACATTCAATGCCTTCGTACAATGAGCTGAGCCAACTACCGTACAAACGTTATGGCAACCACTCTGTCCGGTACGTCCGGCGCCCTCTATTACAAGCCTGCTGGCACTGACAGCACGTTCAAGGCTGCAGATGTCACCAATGCCGACAATGAAATCAATGTTGGCGCGTATCGCAACTTCAAAGTCAACGACAAGGTGTCCTTCGGCACTGGCTCCGGCGGAACGCTGCCTGGCGGCCTGAGTGCAAGCACTGACGTTTTCATCCGTACTTACACAGCGTCAACCGGAGTTGCCACCTTTGCCGCCACTGCGGGTGGCAGTGAGCTGGCCTTGTCTAGCGATGGCACTGATGGCACCACGCCTTTCACCATCAAGTTCGCTGAGTTTCAAGCGGTTGGCGCTGTTCGTGAATGGTCCTTTGAGATCACCCGCGATGAAATTGACGTGACCACGATTGGCCAAACCCTTGGCCAAAACGCACCATTCAAGACCTATATCAACGGCTTTGCTGATGGTGAAGGCTCTGCGACGATTTACACCACCGATGACGACACCACCATTGCATCCCGCTTGGTGGAAGACGTGATTCAGCGGATTCAAACCGGCGTGCAGTTCAAGCTGTATATCGACCGTGTTGTCTCTTCTGGCTCTGTGGATGAAACGGCTAGCCGTTCTATCACTGTGGAAGCCGTGCTGACGTCTGCTAGCTACTCAGTCAACCCAGACGACGCTCAGCAGATTGAAGTGACTTTCCGGCCTTCTGCTGTTCCTACTTTCGACCTTGCAAAGACCTGATCGTTTGTTCTTGGTTTGTTTGCCCCTGGCTTGCGCTGGGGGTTTTTTCATGAGTAGTATCTGTTTACTGTTCCTCAGTTTTTATGTCTTCCAGTGCAAGCGGCCGCGCACTTGATCGCCTTAAAAAGGCTGCAAATCTGACGCCTGTTAAGCGCACCGTGGTCCTGAGCAATGGCGAAGAGTTTGTATTTTGGTCGACACCTTTGACGATGGCTGAGCGTGAGCGTGCCCAAAAGCAAGCCAACTCAGATGACGCCAACATGTATGCGTTGCAGCTTTTGGTCAACAAAGCAACTGACGAAAACGGTCAGCGCATGTTCAAAGCTGGAGAACTTGCTGAATTGAAGAATGAAGTGAGGGATGAGGATTTGCAGGGCTTGATGATTGCTTTAATCACTGGAGAGGGCAACGTCACTGAGGATGAGGCAAAAAACTAAGCAAGCTCTTCAAGGCTGACTGGTCTTTGAGGGTTCAGATGCGTGTAGCCCGTGAGTTGGGTTACACGCTTTCTGAGCTTTCAAACAAGATGTCCCGGGAAGAGCTTCAGCTTTGGTGCTTGCTTTACGAAGTTGAAGTGCAGGAAGAAGAAGAGATGCGTCGGAAAGCTAAGCGGCGGTAGACTTAACGGAACGCGGCACGAATCTTGTGGCTGGTCAGGTTGTCGTTGAACTAACCGCACAAGACAAGGTCTCAGGCGTCCTGAGCAAAATTAATGCGGAGGCTAAAAGGCTAAAGGACGTTTTCAGGGATGCGGCAAGCAGCCCAGGGAGAACTTTTGACAACCTTAAAGGCAAGGCTGTAGGCGCGTTTAACCGCATCAAAGGGCAAGCTGTCAGCCTCCAGGGCGTGTTGGGCTCTCTTGGGGTTGGTGCGGCCGTAAAAGGCTTTGCGGACGCTGGTGTTGAGGCTGACCGCACAGCAAAACGATTGAAGTTCCTTGGCGATCAGTTTGGGGAGACTTCAAAGTTGCAGGAGTTTGCAAAAGAAGCCGCTGACAAATTTACCCTCGGTCAAACAGATGCCGCGAAAGCGGTTGCTGACTTGTTCGGCCGCTTGCGGCCTATGGGCACATCAATGGAAGATATCAAGACTGTCTTCAATGGTGTCAATGTTGCGGCGAAGCAAATGAGCCTCAGCACGGCTGATGTTGAAGGGGTCATGCTGCAGCTCAGCCAGGCGCTCGGTTCAGGAAAACTGCAGGGTGATGAATTCAGAAGCATCATGGAACGCCTGCCAAAAATTGGCCAAGCCGTCGCCAAATCGATGGGCGTGAGTGTTGATCAACTTAAAGACCTAAGCAGCCAAGGCAAACTTACAACAAAAGAAATTATCAAGGCCTTGAAAGGCATAGAGAAGCAAGGGTTCCCTGAAGCAGATGGTGTGGCTCAGTTCAATAAAGCAATGAAAGATTTATCTACAACGATCGGACAAAGGCTTACGCCGATTCTCAACCCAATCCTTAAAGGGATAGCTGGTTTGGTCAAAATGTTCTTAGACCTGCCCAAGCCAGTGCAGTCCGCCGTGATTGGCTTTACGGGCATAGCTGTAGGTTTGGCTGCGATAGCGCCTTTGCTCCCTGTTGTTGCTGCCGGCATTGCTGCAATCGTGGCTGCAGTGACAGGCCCTGTTGGAATCGTTGCTGCGGTTGGCGGTGCTATTGCTGCATTTGTAACGATGAAAAGCTCTGCAGAAAAAGCAAAGGCCCCTATGGAACAAGTCAGTAATGAGGCTGACAAAACCAAAGCGGCTACTGAAGCAGCAGCGAGGGCAAAGCAGGCAATGATTGAAAAAACTAAAGAGCACCTTGCTGCGCTTGAACAGGAGTTGTCGCAAATCACGCAGGCACAGCAAGCCTACGAAAACACCGTGAAGGTCACTGATGCCCGTTTAAATGCAGAGCGTGAAATTAATAGCCTGCAAGGCCAAATCCTTGAGCGTGCCTACGATCAAGCCGGTTCCGCTAAAGAGCGACTGAATATTGCAAAGCGGATTTTCCAAAATGAGGTCGAAGGGGCGAAACTTGCCTACCAGCAAACCATAAACAGCATTAAGGCAGAACAGCAACGCCTTGAGTTCCGCAAACAAGCGGCTCAAGTTGAACTTAAGATCATTCAAGCAAAAGGCGAACTAGCTGCAGCACAGGCAAAAAGCAAAGAACAGGCTCAACAAATTCTAGAAAAGACCAAAAACTTGGTGGCAGCCCAAAAAGACAATATCAGGCTATTGGGCTCACAGATAGATACACAGAAACAAATTGCTGGATTCCAAGAAGAAGCCGCTAAAGCACAGTTTGAGTCGAAGAAGATTACTGCACAGCAGAATTTAGAACAAAAACTTGTTAGCAAAGAAATCGGTCTTAGCAAGGGTGAAGCAAAACAGTTGAGTGATAGGTTGGGCGACGGCGTTACGGCGTCTTCCAACCTTTCCACCCAAACAGAAAAAGTCAGTGATAACGCCTCACAAGCGGCGGGTCATTTTAAATTAGTTGCTCATAACGCAAACACGGCGGCAGAAATGATTAGCCGAGCTGCGGCTCAGCAAGAGCGATTGAACCGCGCAAGGTTATTTGGGGGTGCCGGTGGTGGCGGAAAGGGACCCGTTGGACAGGCACAAGGTGGATACAACCTTGGTTCTTTCAAAGCGTTTGCTCAGGGCGGTGTTGTCAAAGGGCCAACCCTGGGGCTCATTGGTGAAGGTGGTGAGCCTGAATACATCATCCCAGAAAGCAAGGCCGCTGGCTTTGCCACTAATTACCTTCAAGGCCAGCGCGGAGCCAGTGCCATCCCAGGCTTTAAGGACGGCGGTTTTGTCGGCCCCATTAACATCACGACCGGTCCTGTTATGCAGCAGGATGGCACGCGCTATGTGACCCTTGAAGATTTAGAAAACTCCTTAGAGGC